GAAAAGGCGGTGATCTGATGATACAGGCTTTTGACAGCATGACGGAACTATTAGAGAGCGTTCCTAAAGATAACATGACATTCGAAATGTGCAATGCGTTCGTCAAGGCATGGGGAAAAATTCATGGGTACGGCGGAGAAAAGTCCGGCGTTCCACTGTTTACAATGTACCCAAAGATTATGGTCAGCGTCAGCGGCGGGGCCGATTCTGATATTATGATTGATATGATCGAAAGAATTGGTCACCCGTTAAGCGAAGTTCATTACGTCTTCTTTGACACAGGTATTGAGTTTGAAGCCACTAAGCGACACCTTGACTATCTGGAAAACAAATACGGGATTCAAATAGAACGCTACCGAGCAAAAGTCCCCGTTCCGCTTGGGTGCAAAAAATACGGCGTTCCGTTTTTAAGCAAACAGGTTTCGCAATATATATCCAGACTTCAAAAACACGGATTCAAATGGGAAGACAAGCCTTTTGAAGTTTTATGGGCTGAATACCCACGGTGCAAAGCCGCCTTGCGTTGGTGGTGTAACCATTGGGGAGATCACAGCAAAATGAACATTTCAAACAATCCGTGGCTTAAAGAATTCATGGTGCAAAATCCGCCCAACTTTCTAATCTCGGACGGTTGTTGTTCAGGGGCAAAAAAGAAGACTTCGGCTATGATCGAAAAAATTATAAACCCTGACCTGAATTGTCAGGGAGTAAGAAAAGCCGAGGGCGGAGCAAGATCAACCGCCTACACTTCTTGCTTTGATGAAGTCTTCGGTGGAAGTGATAAATTCAGGCCGATCTTTTGGTTTAAGAAAGAAGATAAGGCCGCCTATGAAACAACCTTTGAGGTAGTTCATTCCGATTGCTACACCGTTTACGGTTTTCAAAGAACCGGTTGCGCTTGCTGTCCCTTTGGGCAGCGTTGGGAAGACGAATTGTGCGTTGCCGAAAGATATGAGCCAAATCTATACAGGGCGGCAATAAATATTTTCGGTAAGTCTTATGAGTACACCCAAAAATATAGAGCATTTCAGAAGAAAATGAAAGGCGGTGAAACCGAATGACCAGACTGAAAAGGTTCAAGGCCGGACTATTTACAATCACCCTGGGAATGGTCCTGGTGGGCGCGTCCTTCGCCCTGGCTGACGATAAAGCGGTCGCCGAAGGAATTATCCTACCGGAAGAATTAAACGAAACCACGGCCATTCTGACGCCGTCTGTGGCCATTGCAGAAAATGAACCACCCACACAACCGAAAGAATGGATCGACGCCGTGGCGACGGCTTACTGTCCTTGTGAAATATGCTGCGGAAAATGGGCGCTGAATCGCCCTGACGGTATCGTCTACACGGCCAGCGGAGCCATAGCCGAAGAAGGCGTCACAATCGCGGCCGACTGGTCCGTTTATTCGCCAGGTACTATCCTTTACATAGAAGGCATAGGTGAACGGACTGTCCAGGATCGCGGCGGAGCCATAAGCGGCCAGAAGATCGACGTATTCTTCAATAGTCACGAAGACGCCCTTCACTTCGGCCGCCAGGAAATCCGAATCGAAGTTATTTCTGATACAGAGAGGTAAAACGATATGGAAATCAAAACACTTGTAGCGAAAGCACATGAAAACGCCGTGAAACACGGATTCTGGGAACCACCCCTTCCTTTTGGAACAGCGATCGCACTGATTCACAGCGAACTTTCCGAAGCCCTGGAAGAAGAACGCAACGGGAACCCCGACGTCTGGTTCGCTTGTAACGAAAGCGACAACTTTATTTGCACCCCACAAGACGAAACCGAATGTCTTATGTACGGCAAAGAAAGCCTTTGCAAGTACAGAAGTAGAAAGCCCGAAGGCGTGGCCGTCGAACTGGCTGACGCGGTGATCCGGATCGCGG